GAAGAGGAGGGCAGCATCAGCTACTACAACGACTTCAGCCAAGTCGACATCAGCCACGGCAACTGGCTCATCCTGGCCAGCGCCAACTACATGCTCACCGACATGCACGACTGGATTAAAAGCCAGGGCCTGCTGTTCGAGCGCCACGGCCAACGCAGCGTCAGCGAGAGCATCCTGATCGCAGTGCTGGGCTGGGAGAAGCTGCGCAAAGGCGGTGAGGTCCCGTTCAACGTCATCAAGATGGTCTACAAGTACCTGGACAGCAGCCTGGTCAAGCACGGCCATAAGATGCTGCGCACGGCAGACCCCGCAGTCAGCTACACGCTCAATCTCCTAAAAGAAAAGCACGGACTTCTTTCATCAGAAATCTGGAGCAAGGCTTTGACCAAGATCAGCGAGGACCGCCGGGACTACCTGGTCTCGCTACTGCGCCGCAATACACGGCTCACGGGCCACGTGCCCATCAAGCTGTCCACGATCCACGGCGCCAAAGGCGGCGAGGCAGACAACGTGCTGCTGCTGTCCGATCTGTCCACGCGCTTTGCAAAGGACTACGACAAAAACTCCGACGACATCAACCGATTGCTGTACGTAGGGATTACTCGAGCCAAACAAACGCTGCACATTGTGTTGCCTAAAAACGAACAAAAAGGGTTTCGACTATGAGCCGCAGCATGCCTCTTTTTCCCCGCATTTCCGAGTGGCTCCCGCCCCAGAACTTTCCCAACCTGAGTGAAGCCAAGGAGATTGCAATTGACCTTGAAACCTGCGACCCGAACATGGAAAGTCTTGGCCCTGGATGGCCTCGAAATGATGGCTACATCGTTGGCTATGCTATTGCTGTTGACGGCTGGACTGGTTACTTTCCTGTCGCTCACGCCGGCGGTGGGAATTTGGACAAGCGCATTGTGGAGCGCTGGATTAGCGATGTCGTGGCCACGCCGGCCGACAAGATCATGCACAACGCTGCCTACGATCTCGGCTGGCTCAGAGCGTCAGGATTTAAAGTAAACGGCACGATCTACGACACTATGCTGGCCGCGCCCGTGCTGGACGAGAACCGCTATGCCTACACCTTAAACGCCCTGGGCTTTGACTACCTCAAAGAGATCAAGTCTGAGCAGGGTTTGAAGGATGCTGCCGGGGATTTTGGTGTGCACGCCAAGAAGGAGCTGTGGAAGCTGCCCGCCATGCACGTCGGTGAATACGCCGAGCAGGACGCGGCGCTGACCTTGAAGCTGTGGCATCACTTCCAGGTGCTGATGCGCAAGGAAGAAGTCGAGTCCATATTTCAGCTGGAAACCGAAGTGCTGCCGGTCCTGGTGGACATCACGCTTAAGGGTATTAAGTTTGACCGGGCCAAGTGTGAAAAGCACATCATCGAGATGCGCAGCAAGGAAACCGAAATTTTGAAGTACCTCAAAAGCCAGGCCGGCATGCAGGTGGACATCTGGGCTGCGCAGTCCATTGCCGCAGCGTTTGACCGCCTGGCCATCCAGTACCCCAAGACCGCTGCCGGCGCGCCGAGCTTTACCAAGAGCTTTCTGGACACCCATGAGCACCCCATGGCCAAGATGATCCTGGAGGCTAGGGAGCTGAACAAGACCCACGGCACGTTCCTGGAGCCCTACCTAAAACACAGCGCCAAGGATGGGCGTATCCATACCCATTTCAACCAGATGCGCAACGAAGACGGCGGCACGGTAACGGGCCGGCTGTCAGCAAGCAACCCCAACCTCCAGCAAGTGCCCGCGCGCCACGAAATTATCGGCCCCATGGTGCGGGGCTTGTTCCTGCCCGAGGACGGCCAAATCTGGGCGGCCAATGACTTCTCTTCCCAGGAGCCTCGCCTGCTGGTGCATTACGCCACCATGCTGGGCCTGCCGCGCGCGGAGACGATGGCACAGGCCTATCGAGAAGACCCCAACATGGACTTTCACCAGATGGTTGCTGACTTGGCCGGAATCAAACGCAAGGCTGCCAAGACGATTGGCCTGGGCCTGATGTACGGCATGGGCAAAGCCAAGCTGGCCAACAGCCTGGACCTGCCCCTGGACGAGGCCAGCGAGCTGATTGCCACGTTCCACAGCAAAGTCCCCTTCCTCAAGGGAACAGTGGACGCGGTGATGAAGCGCATTGAGCACCCCGCCTCGGGCGGCTGCATCCGCACCCTGCTGGGCCGTAAGTGCCGGTTCCCGCTGTGGGAGCCCGTGGAGTGGGGCGTGAACAAGGCGCTGCCGCGTGAGCAGGCAGTCATTGAATACGGCGTGCGAATCAAGCGCGCGGGCACCTACAAGGGCTTGAATCGCCTCATCCAGGGGTCTGCCGCAGACCAGACCAAAGCTGCCATGGCGGCGCTGCACAAGGCAGGGTTTAACCTGCTGTTGCAAGTACACGACGAAATAGCCTTGTCTGTTAGAAACATTGAAGAGGCCCGCGAGGCCGCCGACATTATGGCCAAGGCAGTAACCCTAGAAGTCCCCTCCCGCGTGGACGTGGAGACTGGACCAAGCTGGGGAGCTGCGGCATAATTGAAGTGGGGTGAAATAGCAGTTGCCCCTTGTTCTATTAGGTAATTTCGGGCTGGGGGCTTGCCTCCAGCCCATTTTTTCCGATACACTGCAAAGTCCAAAAGAAAGGAGAAATACATGGGTCGATTACCTAAAGAACGAACACAAGTTGTTCCGGCTTATCCAGAGCCATATGTCCGTCAGCCTGCAAGGCTTGCGCAGCCCCGCGTTAAGAAGAAGCGAGGTCGTCCGCGCAAGAACGGCAGACCAAAAGAAGACACTTACGACGGGGTGCGATCTTCCCCTTCCAAACGCGCCGGCAAGCGCTGGATCACTGTCTCTCTTCCCGAAGAAGCGTATTACATGCTCAAGGAAGTTGCGGCGTTCTACAAGGTCGGGATGGGGGCGTACATGCAAGGCCTACTCAAGACTGCCTTTGACCACGCTTACAAAGAGTCCCTGACCTTGCAGCGCATTGACAACAACAGAAAGAAGGCTAAAGATGAAATACCAGACCGAGATGACGTTCCCCGTCGAACTCATTTTTGAAGTGTTACCCCCAATGGACGTAGAGGGCACGCAACTGCCCGCGCAGCTGGACATCACCAGAGTCCTGCTTACTATCACCGGCCCAAGCGGCAAGCCCCGCCAGGTCGATATCACCAACACTCTCAGCGAGGAGCAGACCCTGTTCTTTGAAGACGAGATTGTGGAGAACTACGATCGAGACCATGGACACTGAAAATGAAACTACACGAGGAACTACGCTCAATCAAGGAGGTCTTCCCCTACATAGAGGGACTGCTTGAAGCGGCTGCACAACGCATTGAAGATCAGCGCCTGTGGAGACAAGCCTGGCTGAATGCAGAAAAGAAGGTTGAGTTGTTGACAAGTGAATTAAACGTGATAAAGTCAAGTCTTCAAAACAGAAAGGAGAAAGAAAGAAATGATTAAACAGCCGACTAAACGTGAAGCTGAGATGTTCAACAAACTTGCCAACACAGGCAAGTACGTGAGCACCGGCAAGGTACTGATAGGCGTAGCCTATACGCCGCGTGTACGCGAGATGCATCCAGAGGAGGCGTACATCCAAAAGGCGCTTTTGATGAAACAAAAACCGAAAGCTGCCAAGTGATATGCCCCGTCTGCCAGGCTTGGGTATCCATTAAAGAGACACGAGCGCGCCCACAAAACAATTCCACTTATCGGCGATACGAGTGCGCTAACGAGCACCGTTTCACCACCACAGAATCAGTGACAAAAGTCATTGAAAAACCGAAGCAAAGAAAAGGAGAAAGCAAGTGATCAAGTCAGACAAAATCCGCGAATATTTTCGCGCGCATCCCGAGGCCGAAGTGACCAAGGTAGCTGCCAAGTTCAAGGCCTCCCGGCCCATGGCCTACAAGCTGCGCAAGCAGGTTCAAAACGAATGGCAGCCGCCTGAGGTGGTGCCTGTGCCCGACGTTACGCCCGCCCGCACGGTTACTTTGGACAGTAGCCGGGTGAAGTTGGCAAAGGTGCTGGGCCTATCTTTGAAATCATACGTCCGGGAAGGCCTAAAGATGGGTGCCTTTAAGTACGACGATGAGCCTGCCCCGCAAGAAACGGACGTGGACGAGACCCTCAACACCAGGGCCCAGGACTACGGCAAGTTCAAGGACGGCGCTGCACTGATGCAGGGCATCAAACGACTGCTTGCGGACCACGCAGCCAAGCACGACAAGTTGTTTGCTGACGACCAGTGGGAAGCCATTGAAATGATCGTGCACAAGATGGCGCGCATCGTCAACGGCAACCCCGACAAGGTAGATAGCTGGGTCGACATTGCAGGTTACGCCACACTGGTCTCGGACCGCTTGCAAGGCAACGCTCGGTGACGGTTGAAGACTACTTCAAGGCTATTAGGTGGAAGGTGATTGCCCTCTTCCTGATAGCCACGTGGCTTTTTTACGAAACCTGGGGAAACTACTGAGCAGGTTTTGTACGATACCGGTATAATTTAATTTCCATCAACAGAAAGAGAGAAAGACGATGAGCAATATCACTGGAAAAATGAAGGCGTGGCTACCTGAGTACAGCTCACTGCGCCCGGACCAACTCAACACCCCCGAAGCCATTGATTCAATGGTGTTCTCCCGTTGTGACATGCGTGACAGCGGCTGGACATTTGTGGGTGAGGCCACCATCGCGGTGGACCTGATCTTGAAGCCCGAAGAGCTGATCGCCAGCAAGATTGAAACCTTGAAGGCGCAGCAGACCAAAGTCCGTGCAGAGACTCAACAGCGCTTGAACCAGCTCGAGGACATGATCCAGAACCTCTTGGCCATCGGCTACACGTTGGAGGCCAAGGCATGAGCATGAACACCCCATTCCACCTGCGCCAGCGGGAGTTCAATACGTTCAACGCCGATAACCCCGCCGTGTGGGAATACTTTGAACGGTTCACCCTCGAAGCCATCACCGCCGGCCACAGGAAGATCAGCCACTGGCTCATCATCAACCGCATCCGCTGGGAAGTGGCCATGGTCACCACCGGCCAGGACTTCAAGATTTGCAACAACCACATTGCGTTCTACGCGCGCCTGTTCGTCAAGGTGCACCCGCAATACCGCTTCATCTTCAACCTCAAACGCATGGACGACGAGCCATGGCACGGGGACATGCCGCTATGAACAGCAAAACCCTGCGCCGCCTCTTGACCTCCTGCCACCAGCGGCAAGCGGCAAAGCTCAACTGCAAGATATTTAACCTCTGCTGGGTCCTCACAGAAGACGCTGTTTGCAGCAAAACAACCCTGGGCTACCTCACCACCAAAAGGCTGGGCAGCCGCTTGTACAAACATGAGATCACTTCCTATGACTGAGTTTGAATCCACCGTCTGCGGCATCCCATGCAAAATTTGCATAACCTATTGGGAGCCCTACCAGGCCGCCATCCTGCGCGCCGACCCCGATGACAGCCATCCGCCCGAAGGCGGGGAAGGGGAGTGGGAAATCTGCGACCTTAAAGGTAAGCCCGCACCATGGCTCGAGGCCAAGCTCACCCACAAAGAACGCATCCGCATTGATCAAGAAGTTTTTGAACACATGGAGAATTAACATGGCCAAACAATACATCCGCCGCACATTCAACGAAGTGGCCGACGAGGCCTTTGAACAAGGCTTTAACAAAGGCGTAATCGTCGGCACGCACCGCCAAAAGGTAGACCTGGACCGCATGCACGAAGAGCTCGAGGCCCTGAAATCCACCGTGGCCAACATGTCACGGCGCCAGCTGGCCTGGTCACGGCTCACGGGCCTGTTTAGGGGGCAGTCATGACCTTTACAGAATGGTGGTCCCAATTGACCAAAACAGAGCACAAATCCCTGGGCGAGAAAAACGCCAGGTTTGTCTGGGAAGAATGCCAGAAGTACACCTTGATGACCATCGAGGACGCGTGCAAGGCACAGGTGGCCTATGACCAGGGCGCCAAGGACGCGCGCGAGCGCTTTGAGGTGCACATTGCCGGCTGGACCCTTTCCCCAGGCGTGCAGCCAGGAATGATCTGGATCAGCGACGCCGGCGGCGAGGGCGGGGACTTTCACATCCACGAGCTGGCCGAAGTGATCGGGCGCTTTTACAAGGAGAAGTTTTGATGGAACACGGCCCACTGCCAGAAACCCGCAGGGT